GAGGAAGATGAGAACAGAATTCTTGTATGGGAATTAAACTTTACAGCTAAAGCATATCTCTACGGACCTATCGGGACCGGAAAAGTTATTCGCACCGTCCAGGCTAATACATACTATGATAACAGTGATAGTACAGGAACTGGATCTAGAACGTTGATCATGACAACTGGATCAGGTGACTATCAGATCGGTGAGCTTGTTTTCGAAGGCAGAACGATCTCAGAAGCAAACTCATCAGGATTCGTGACAGAGTGGAATAGCACTGCCAAGAGACTGACAGTTGACAACTATTTCGGCGCCATCAATCATGGAAAAATATTATATGGTGCAGTATCGAATACTGCATATGTTATTGGTTCAGATTCGAAGCCAGACTATCAACTAACGAATCTCACGGTTGTACCAGATCCATTGTCTTCAAACATCAATACAGCGTTTGGATTTGCAACAACTCTTGAGGAAGCACCGAATATAACATGAGTGATACAGATAATAAACTAAGTGAACTTTTAGGTACAGATTTTATTCCTGCTCTGCAAGAAAGTAAACCTGTCACGGTTTACCAAGAAGAACAAGAATCGTCAAAGAAAATTGACGCAGACTTCTCGCGCTCAACCTACTATGGGTTGATTGAACGTGGAACCGAAGCAATCGACGGCATTCTAAACGTGGCGCGAGAATCTCAGCATCCACGAGCATATGAAGTTGCCGCCACACTAATTAAGAACATGTCTGAAGTAACCGAGAAACTGATGGTGCTTCAGAAACAAAGAAAAGAATTAGACACAGAAGAAAAGCAGACAAATGTGACCATCGACAAAGCAATATTTGTTGGTTCGACTGCAGATCTATTGAAGAAGGTTAAGAATGAGTCTAATCTCGAAGGTTAAGAATTATTTAGGAAATCCACACCTGAAAAGGATTGGGGTAACTCAGCAGATGACTGCTGATGAGGTCGAAGAATACATTCGCTGCTCCCAGGACCCAACGTATTTTATTGAACGATATGTTAAGATTATCTCGCTTGACAAGGGTTTTATCAAGATTAAATTGTATCCGTTTCAGAAAGATGCTATTGAAAAAATCAACGACAACCGCAAGATCATTGTAAAGGCTGGGCGGCAGGTCGGCAAGACCACAATGGTTGTCGGCTATATCCTATGGTATATTCTATTCAACGAAGAAAAGTTCGTTGCCATTCTGGCTAACAAGGCATCTACGGCACGTGAAATTCTTTCAAGAGTCAAGATTGCCTACGAAGCATTGCCGCTCTGGCTGCAGCAGGGTGTGCGCACCTGGAACAAGGGCGATATTGAACTAGAAAACAACTGCCGTGTGATGGCAACCTCAACAGCTTCTAGCGCGATTCGTGGTTTCTCGATCTCGCTTCTTTACCTTGACGAATTTGCATTCGTCCCGAGCAATATTGCTGATGATTTCTTCACCTCAGTTTATCCTACAATTTCTTCTGGTACAACCTCTAAGATTCTGATCTCATCCACACCTAATGGAATGAATCACTTCTATAAGATGTGGACTGATGCAGTGGAAGATCGAAGCGGATTTACGACTATTGAGGCTAACTGGAGACAGGTTCCTGGTAGAGATCAGGCTTGGGCAGATGATCAGCGTCGAGGTCTAGGTTCAGAAGAAAGATTCCTGCAAGAGATGGAATGTGAGTTCATGGGGTCAGCTGGAACGTTGATCTCATCTTATGCACTGAAAGCACTGGCATTTGTCACTCCAATCCATTTATCAGAAACAGGGATCAAGATCTTCCAGCAGCCAATCCCTGCTCATAACTATGTCATATCCGTTGACACATCTCGTGGTAAGGGTTTAGACTATTCAGCCTTTACAGTAATAGATACCACAGAAGTTCCTTATCGACTGGTTGCCACCTATAAAGATAATAACATCAGCCCTCTGGTTTATCCAACCATTATTAAGAAGATGGGCGACTACTATAATACAGCGTTCGTCATGGTTGAAATCAACGACAATGGACAGCAGGTTGTGGATACTCTATTCGACGACTACGACTATGAGAACATTATCTCTACTGTAGAACTGCACAAAAAGATTATCGCCACATGGGGATATGGTGGTAAGTCTCAGCGTGGAATTAGAACTACCAAGTCTGTAAAGAGACTAGGCTGCTCAATCCTAAAGAATCTAATCGAAAATCAGAAGCTGATTATTCAGGACTTTGACACTATCGCTGAGCTGTCAACCTTTATCGCGAATAACAACAGCTACGAAGCCGAAGAAGGCTCGCATGACGATCTGGTTATGTGTCTGGTTCTGTTCTCTTGGCTCACTAACCAGCAGTTTTTCGTGGAACTCAGCACTTCGAATATCAAAGAAAAAATGTATCGCCAGCAGATGGAGCAGATCGAAAACGACATGCTTCCTTCTCCAATGATTTACGACGAGACAATTATGGATGGTTATGTAGAAAATGGTGCTTTTTGGAAGGTCGTAGAGCGTTAAAAACTTACAAATACTAAATACCTTGTAGAATTTCTTAATCTCCATTTATAGGAGCATAAAACATGGCTTTTCAACTTTCTCCTGGCGTTGTTACATCTGAAGTGGATTTAACAACCGTTGTTCCAGCAGTCGGAACTACTACTGGCGCGTTTGCTGGCACTTTCAACTGGGGTCCAGCAGAACTTCCTATTCAAGTTACCAACGAAACAAAACTCGTTGAATACTTTGGTAAACCAGACAATAACACTGCAGTTTCATTCTTCACATGCTCCAACTTCCTTGCTTATGCATCGGATCTACGAGTAGTTCGTGCGGTTAATGGTGTTAACACAAATACTGCTGTTTCCAATTCTAGTTCAAATGTTCTGATCAAGAATGATTTAGACTATTTTAATAACTACTACAGCACAACGTCAAACACCGTCGGTGCTTGGGCAGCGCGTTATCCTGGCGCAAAGGGAAATTCACTAAGAGTTTCTACTTTGGCTAATACAAATGCAAATATTTTTGCATCATGGGCATACGGAACCCTAAATCTTGCTTCGTATTTTGCTGGTGCTCCAGGGACTTCGGCTTATGCAAATAGTGCAAATTCATCAAACGACGAAATGCACATTGCTGTTATTGACGAAGACGGTCTATTCACTGGAACAGCAAATACGGTTCTAGAAACTTTTGCATACGTTTCGAAGGCTTCAAACGCAAAAGACAGCGTTGGTAATTCAAACTACTATCGCGACGTTATTTACAGCAAGTCGAAGTATATTCACTGGTGTAATCACCTTGACTTATCGAATACTGCAGCAACATGGGGAACTCCATTATCTGTTGGTAAGAGTTATGCTCAGCTAGTAAATGTTGCAGCAGTTCATTCGGTATCTCTTGTAAATGGTACAGATGGTAGTCCAGTTTCTGGAAACGTGCAAACAGCATATGCTAAGTTTGTAAACCCAGAAGAAATTGACATCTCGCTGATTATGACAGGTGATGCTGACAAGGCAACAGATCTATATATTGTCAACAGTATTACTGATGTTCGCAAGGATTGTATTGCATTTATCTCGCCAACACTAGTAAACTCTCAATTAGGAGTTGCCAACGTTGTTTCAGAAAGAAACGATACCAATATTAATTCTTCATACGCAGTAATGGATAATGGATGGAAGTATCAGTACGACAAGTACAATGATGTTTATCGCTGGGTTCCTCTCAACGGCGACGTTGCTGGACTCTGCGCATATACAGACCAAGTAAGAGACCCATGGTTCTCACCAGCAGGTTCATCTCGTGGTCAGATTAAGAATGCAATTAAGCTGACGTATGTTCCAGTAGCATCAGAGCGTGATACACTATATAAGAATGGAATCAACCCAGTTGTTGCATTCCCAGGTGAAGGAACAATGCTATATGGCGACAAGACGATGCTTGCCAAGCCATCGGCGTTTGATCGCATCAATGTTCGTAGACTGTTTATTGTTCTTGAGAAGGCTATTGCGATTGCCGCTAGAGCGCAACTCTTTGAATTCAACGATGAATTTGCAAGAGCACAGTTCAAGTCAATTGTTGAACCATTCCTAAGAACGATCAAGGGTCGCCGTGGCATTTATGACTTCCGCGTCGTTTGCGATACAACAAACAATACTCCAGCAGTCATCGATGGTAACCAATTCGTTGGTGACATCTATATCAAGCCAGCTAGAAGTACCAACTTCATTCAGCTGAACTTTATTGCTGTCCGTACTGGTGTTGCGTTCGACGAAGTCGTAGGCAAGTTCTAATAAATAGCTAAAAGCAGGAGAATACAATGGCTTTTAATATTTCAGATTTCCAAGGCGCAATGATCACTGACGGAGCAAGACCTAATCTATTTGAGGTCGTGATTCCAGCCTTTGATAGAAAGTTGTCCTTCACATGTAAAGCAACGCAACTTCCAGGTTCAACCCTGGGAGTTGTCGAAGTGCCATACTTTGGTCGTAACATTAAGTTTGCTGGTAACAGAACATTCCCAGAATGGAACGTCACCATCATAAACGATGAAGACTTTATCATCAGAAATGAGCTTGAGAATTGGTTATCGCTAATGAATGGGCATGAAAGCAACTTAGCTACAAACCTATCCGGCGCATATCAGTTTGAT